GCATCTAAGCAGATTTTGCAATCTGCCCCGGGGCGCTCCCCAGGCGGTGCCGTCAGGGAAGACTAGTGACCTCTTGAGGACTCATGAGGCTCACTAACACTTCCCAGACGGTTGTCTGGGGGGGTTAGAAGCCCCGATCCCATGGTAATTCTTACCTATCCACTACGACGGGACTCAGCAACGCTGAGACTGGTGAAACCAAGGGTGATTCGTAGGCCCGAGGTTAAGGGATTCTGCATGTCCAAATAACGTTATGACATTAAAAGATGCAAACTACTTAAATAATATGAAAACAAAACCATATCTGATTATTGTTAACACATTATCCAAGCTCCTAACATGGTACATTAAATGGTACCATGATAGTTCTGAGTACCCAATAAGAGCAGAAGTTTGTTCGAGACGATTGAACAACTACTGGACTCGTTGGATTAACCGACTAGGAATCATAAGAGCTGTAGGGATCTTTAAAGAGATCCGTATACAGTTCTTGCGATTCGTAGGAGGTGATCAGGAAGTATCCCACCGGTTCTTGGCAGTGTTTCCACGTCATATGAGACGTGCAATCATTGCGAGAGATCCGGCGGCCTTACGAGTAGCTAGCACTATGCTGGCTCTCGGAAGAGGCTTCCGATCCTCAGGTCTGCCATCATTTGATGCCATTGTTAATCCCCCTAATCACTTTTGGAGTGATAAGGCGGAGGACATGATTGTAGATTGGATAAAATCCAATCTAGCAGAGCACATCGGGCCAATCGAAACCGATTGGACTTCATACCATTTCTCGACGAAGGCAGGGCCTAAAGGATCATCAATGGTTACTAGTTTCGCTGATCTGGATGGATTACCGCAGTCTCTCCGGGCTTCTATTGAAACCCTGGGAGGACCAGCGCTAACCCTCAGGTTGCAGCAACTAGATAACTTATTGTATAGTCCTTTAGGAAAATGGGCCAAAGGTTTTGGGCTTAAGCGAAACCGAACTGACTGGATTCGATGTATATCGATCCGTCAAGATCGTGAGCTTAAGCTTCGACCCTTTGCTATCATGGATTATTGGTCACAGTCGGCTTGTAGAAGACTTCATGATGAGATTTTCTCTCATCTTAAAGGATTCTCAACCGATTGTACTTTTAATCAGTACTCGGGTGTTCAGCACTTAATCTCAGTCAATCCTGGTGAAAACCAGTTTTGGAGCTTAGATTTAGTGTCTGCTACAGATCGAGTACCTGTATCTCTTCAAACTAAGTTTCTAGCCCTCTTTATCGGAGAGGCTAAAGCTTTAGCTTGGAAAGATATCATGGTAGGTTATCCATTTCACTTAACGGCTGATACCTCTCATGAACCAATAAGGTACATGACAGGTCAACCGATGGGTGCCTACAGCTCTTGGGCCGTATTTTCACTTCTACATCATTGCTTAGTTAAGTGTGCAGCCAATGACATTACGTTCAAAGGCT